GTTAAGTGGGCTTATGTCAGGCTTTGAAAATGTTAAAAGGACGGTTTCGGGTTGGGCAGATACAATCGCAAGTTTAAAAGGACCGATTCCATACGATAAAAAAGTATTAATAGAAAATGGGCTGGCTTTGGTATCAGGGCTTAGAGAAGGATTGTTGAATGGATTCTCAGAAGTAAAATCGAATGTCGCAACATGGGCAAACGAATTGCAAGAAGGAATCGAATCTGAATTTGATTCAAACTATTTTAACGATTTAATCAAATCAATTCCAACTGAAATACCAGCGATGAACGCTTTGATGAATGGAGTACTTTCGCCAGAATCAGTGTCTGGAGTCGGCAAATATTCCGATGCATCCAATAGAGCTGCCGAGTTATACAAAGGCAAAGGACTTGTATCAGGATCAAGTATTTCGGATGGCACAGTGTTCCAAATTCCGATGTATGTTCAAATTGACGGCGAGACCATTGTGAAGAAAACAGCCAGAATGACTTATGAAGAGATTAAACAAATGCAGCAATTCGAAGATCGATTAAGAGGAGGGACAAACAGTGCTAGAAGTGACATATGGTGATTTTAAACTTTCGGATATTTTGGGTGTTACATCAAAATTCGATCGTGGCATTGGGTTACCTCGTTCTAATTATCTAGAAGATGTGAACGGATTGGGCAAGATGTTCGTCCGTTCTAAGTTTGATGAAAAGGTAATTTCAATGCCATTCATACTTAGGTACGATTTAAACAAAAAGCGCCGAGAACTTGCGGCTGCTCTAAGCAGTTTAACACCGCAAAAATTAATCTTTAGTGATGAACCTGACAAGTATTACTTGGCCATTCCAAACAATTACGTAAACCTAGATGAAATTAATTTTTTGGGTAAGGGTACTATTGAATGGTTAATTCCTGACGGTGTGGCCCATGCTATTAATCCAAAGATTTATACTATGTCAGATGGGTTAGTGACTATTAATAATCAAGGGTCATATAAGACACCGATTAGGTGGGTTGTTGATTTTCCTAGTGACTGCGAGTCATTCGGTCTGGTTACAGAAGACAAGATCATGGAATTTGGCCACTCAGGTACTGAAGACATTGATGAAGACTTATCAAACACAGTTTTGTTCGATGATCCAATGAAATCATCCACTAGCGGACAGTATTCAAGGAACGTTGGTAAAATTCGCTGGCGTAATGATTCTGGAGAAAACTCTTCAAAAATTCAAGGATCGTTGAAATATGAAACCGATGCTATTACTGTTGATTCTTATGGACCATCTGGAAAAGATGATGCTTTCTGGCATGGTCCGACATTAACTAGGTTTTTTGATCCTTTTTCAGATGGCGAGGTGTATGTACGCTTCAATTTCAAGCCGAACGGTGCCACGAAAGACAAGGCCAAGAAACAAGGTATTATCGAGATAAATTTTGTTGATGAAGATAATAATTTTGTTTGTGGATTCGAAATGAAAGATAACACTGATTCCAAATACAGGGTTGAATACAAATTTTATGCTGGGGAAGCTGAAATAAAAACAGGTACGTTACCCTCATCCGTATTGAATAATGGAGGGGGCTTTTTCGGAATGATTCGAATAAAAAAAGTTGGTAACAACTTCGATTTTTACTTAGCAAGATTAGTCAGTAATCCAAAAGGTGGTTTTACAGAATCGTGGAAAGCTACTCATAATTGGACCAATGAAGAAGTTGCAATGTTAATGCCTGCAAGAATCGATATGGCAATGCTGAATTGGCGAGACAAACAACCTATGTATCAGTCAATTACTCATTTAAGGGTTACACGATATGCAACACGCAACAATAGCTTAATACCCAAAACTTTTAATGCAGGTGATCAACTTATTATAGAAGAGTCGGGAAGACTACTATTGAATGGCATAGTTGCAAACGGCTTCTCGGTGATAGGTACCGACTATATACAAGCAGAGGTTGGATATAACGAGATCTTTTTTTCTTATGAGGGGGATCAATCACCAGTCGTCACCGCTACTATTGAGGAGTTGTATCTATGATCTACCATATTTTAAACCGTCAGTATGAATCAATTTGTGTTATAAATAGCGAATCGAAAGAATCTGTGATCATGAATGAGGACAAACATTCTTTTGGGATTTCAAATTCAACACTACTAAATATATTGGATGTTACGATCAGCAAAGTTCATCCAGACGCTGCTTATATTCAAGCGGGTACTTATATCGCTTTTCAGGATGAAAATGGGAATAACATCTGCCTTGAATTAACCGATGTCAAAGACTCAAATAGATACGAACGAGTTTGTCATTATGAGGATTTAGGAATGCAGTTAATCAATGAATCTCCTAATACTTTTGCATCCTCATTCTCTCAACCAATTGAATACTACGTGAACCGAGAAATATACGATAGTGGTTGGGAGATTGGTTTAAATGAAGTTCAAGGGTTAAAACGGAAAATAGACTTTTCAAATAATGAAACAACACTTGCTAGATTACAAAAAATTTGTAGCGAGTATGGTTGTGAGATGTACTTTACAGTCAAATTTCAAAATCTCGCTGTGATTTCTAAACTCATTAACATTGTTTACAGGATCGGCGTGGATACAGAAGTTGTTCTGCGTGCAGGTACCGATTTAATGGTGGCTACGAAGCATGTGAATACCAACAATCTGAAAACTGCTTTGATCGTAACAGGTGGAAGCAATTTTAACAATTTGGTCTACAACGACGGAAACTACTTCACCCGTATAGGCGAATCAATTATCTACGACCGTGAAGCCAATGCCTTATGGGGTAGAGGCCATACGACTGATACTCGCGATTCTGGTTGGGTATATGGCAACTACCAATCGCAATCAGACGATCCGTCTCAAATGTTTGCAGAAGGTTTAGCTGAATTAAAGAAAGTTAATCAGCCAGAGGCTACGTATACTGTTGAAGCCATTTTTAGCAATACGGACTTCATGGTGGGCGATCGTGTGACGATTATCGATGAAGAGTACAACCCAGCACTGAGAATTAGCGCTAGGATCCTCCAGAAAGACATCAGTCGGACAAATCCATCGAATAATGGGCTTGTCATAGGGAATGTGATCGAATTACAAAGTGCAATCAGCGCTAAGTTGCGGCAGCTGCAGAACCAAATCAACCAAAAAGCCGATGACACGATCACAACCGAAATGATTGCAACAGAAGATGGTAACTTGAGAAACTTCGAGGTAAAGGTCTATAAAGGCAATGCCGACATTACCGCCAATCTGGAAAACTACCAGTTTTATTGGAAGCTGACCGACAAAGACGGGAACCTGAAAACAGAGTGGATAGAAGCCAATAAGGATGCTGGTAACAAAGTATCTGTTCACTTAGATGATGTAAGGCGTGATAACCAAATCTCATGCCAGGTCATGTATGCGGAAAATAAATTTGTCCAAGCCATATATTTCTGGAACGGACTGAAGAAAACAGCGAGCAAGATCATGCGACTACAAAATGAAAATACTGTCACGATTCCTTTTATCACAGATACCCATTATGCTACAGATACCTTCATTCAAGAGGATCTTGAGAATTATGGACGTACGGAAAATCATATCAAAAATGTTGCAGAATTGTCTCATATGATTCCTTTAGACTGTATTGTCGGAGGCGGCGACTTTGTTGATGGTGGTACTACTAAAGACACAAACGTCTCAAATATGAAGAAGGTTGTTAGTCTGTTTGGATTGGCAAGCTGCCCATTTTTCTTAGCGAAAGGGAATCATGATGATAACTCGTGGGGAGATGGTCGGCAAGGTCGAGGAACTACTGCTAGAAATAAAGTCAATCAAAACTATATGGCCAGCGATCCTACTAGTAAGTCATGGCACGGAAACATGAGCTACACAATTAAGCCAAGTGAAATGTATGAAATCATCACACGACCTTCAACTATATGGGCAATCAATGAAAATCCTAATGATAAAAATATGTATTTTTATTATGACATTCCGGATAAAAAAGTGCGTGTGTTTTTACTAAACACAAATGATATTCCATATGTTTTTGACACGGATGGGTTAGTGAAATACTTGACGATTAATGTTGCTGGTTATCGACAAGCACAACTGAAATGGTTTGCGGAAAATCTTAAAAGTATGCCTGATGATTACACTGCAGTCTGTTTTCAGCATCATCAATGGGGGCAATGGTACGCAACGAATAGTGCCTATTATCCTTATAACTGGGAATCTGTAGAAGGTATTTTAAAGGCGGCAAAAGAAGGATCAAGTTTTACACGCAAATACACAGGGAACGCTGATTTCGCTAGTGATATTTCAATTACATTCGACACGCCAAAAAACATTGCTTTTCTTGCTCATGGACATCATCACACAGATCGAATCACAACTAAATATGGGATTACAAACGTTTCAACAAGTTGTTCTGTCAGTCGCCCAAAGAAAGATCAAAGAGATCGGCCTTTAGGAGAACTAGAAGAAGACTTGTGGGACGTTTTTGTTTTGGACACAAAGAAAAAGCATGTAGATATCGTGCGGTACGGAGCAGGTAGCGACCGCAGCTTTGACTACTAGAAAGGGGGAATCTTTATGGCAATTATTGAGGTTAGCAAGCAGATTACCAACTACCTAGATAGCGAAGAAATGGTAACTGCACCTGCTAATCCTGTCGAGGGTCAACGATGGACAGATACGTCTAAAAGTCCACCAGTAGCCATGATATACAAAGATGGCGAGTGGAAACCAGAACGGTTATCTGTTGAAGTCTTAGATCCGGACTTTTATCAAGATTTGGAAGATACAAAAACAGAGGTAGCAGCTGCTATCGAAAAAGCAGAGGCAGCTGAAAAGGCTGGGAAAGATGCACAAGCTGCAGGTGAAGCAGCTCAATCGGCAGCAAGTGAGGCGAAGCTAGCAGGAGAAAATGCTGCAAACTTAGCTACGCAAGCTAGTTTAGATGCTCAAACAGCTAAAGCAAAAGCAGATGCGATCCAGATTGATGTAAATGGGCTTGTTTCTGATGTAGCTACTATCAATGGAACAGTTACAGCTATCAGTAGTAAGGCTAACGAAG